TCCATATACACGCTCTTAGCTGCATTGGTTCCGCTGGTTGAGGTCACATCAACAAGTACATCTGCTGGAGCCCCCTTGCTGAAGTCCGAAGGATTATCAGCGGTGTTGGTCGGGGCGTTTTTCAGATAGACTGCACTGAAGAAGGTATCATATCCATTCTCACCCTGTAAAATCTTTGCCTTTACATCACTGGTATCCAAAGCGGGCCGAACGGATATATTCATCGCTTCGGTCTTGGGTTCTTTGGTGTTGGTTTTGGTAGAACCCTCCACGTTCGGTCGAGTTGGCAGGACGCTATACAATACATGTCTGGTCTTCTTAGAATCTCCATCAAACTCAAACATTAATGCGAATTTCTTAACAGCGGCGGTGGCATTTTCAATGATCGCCCCGTTGGAATCAATAATGTCTCCCAATATGTCTGTTCTGAAGGTATCAGGAATAAGCGCCACTTCCAAACTTCCATCATAGCCATTATTGGTGTTTTCCTCGAAATACACTTGGTCATCGGCGTAAAACGCAACGTTCTCCCCTGCAGCACTTAATGTTAAATTAACTGCACCAGGCACGCTCACCGGAGTGCTATATAACACTACGCCGTTGGCTTCGGTCACAACAGCGTAATAGACGTTTTTAAGACCGTATTTTATTTTGTTTGCCATCATCAGTCCTCCTTAAATCTCGTAGAGAGCTTGGTACAGGCCCTCTGATTCAATATATGTCTCGGTCTTTTCCCAATAAATATCTGCGCTGTCAAGCGCATCCTCAATCAGTTTTTCGCTAACCAGATCCTTTTGTTTCGCATACAACTCTACTTGAAAATTCTTCTCGGCATTGTACACCTTATTATCAGCTCCAAAATTGGAGTTATACGAGAACAAATACACAACATACGGCGGGTTCGGCGGCGATGCAAAGTGATGATGTGCCACCGGCAACTTGGTCGTTTTAAGTAGCTGATATAATGTCGCCTCATCCACGTCTTATCGCCTCCTCTACTTCAGCCATGAATTCCTGTATGACCCTTTCTTCAGCCAGCCGGATATGAGGCTTACCCTCTACCCGGCCACCGCCTGCTTTAGCGTGACCGTGCTCCAACAGATGAGTTAGCCGATAATGCGGAGCTTTTACGTGTATTATTCGCTTGTCAGGCTGTCCGATTGCCGGTTCGGTCTTTACGGCCCAGGCCTTACGGTATTTACCAGATTTCTTTGGCGATGTCTCCTTGAGTTGTTTCACGGCCATCTTTCCGACTTTGTCGCTGCTAACATTGACCTTTTCAACTACTTCCTGAGAATATTTAGTCAGTTCGCTAGCAATCTCGTTTGTTAATTGATCTACTGAAATTTTAGCCATCGACAGCACTCCTCAATGCCTTGATTTTGACCCAAATATCATCATTAACCCGGTCAATGTTCTTAATATCATACGGTGTGCCCTCAAACATAATCCGGTAGTCGTAGGTATTTATTTCGTCGGTAAATGTGACATGCCGTACCGTAAAAACAACTGTGCTTTCCTCGTTAACTACTTTTGCCGCATAATACTCTTGCCCCCAAAGGCCATTTTTTTCGGCCTTGAGGGTTTTCCAGTCCTGCCAAGTTTCAATTTGGTTACCAATTTCGTCTTCAGTGATAGTACGTTTCTGAACAACTATTTTTCGCCGGCGAACTTTGGCCAGATCTTTCATTGTGTCAGCTTTAGATTTCACGGCGCCACCTCATCAGTTGGCAGCTGTTCAACCCCAGTCTGAAGCTGCAGCCTCAATATCTCACCGGCAAAATTCTCCTCAAAATATTCTGAAGCGTTATTGTAAACATACCGACAATAATCCATAAGTAAAGAGAGGGGTAGCCCGATTACAAAATCCAGGTCTGCCCCTACCAAGTTATTCAAATAAGCCTGACCTCTTGAGATCAGACCGGTCAGTGCTTCATCCTCATCTTCCCAGGTTATATCTAGGTAATTACGGACAGCCGCCAGAAGCAGTTCATCCGCAGTGGGTTCAGCCATCCGCTATTCCTCCTTAGCCTATTACTCCTACCTCAACGGTATAGGTTTCTGTTTCACTCCCATTAACAACATTTATCTCAACAACATTGAGCTCTCCTTGTAACCAAGTGGCCGCAGTCCCATTAGTATGCGGGCTCCCATTAACCAGTATTTCAACATTTGCTTCTCCATCCTTAGGTACTGCAGTAATTGTATTTGTTGCATTCTCAGTGATAACTTCATACGCAAACATTGACTTATTAAACGCCGGTGACAATGTCAAGCTGCCGATAGTCAAACTGGCCAGCCTGGCGTCAGCTACACCCCACACATTCAGTGGATCATTGGTCACTCCCATGCTCCCTGCTACATTAAGCGGATCGTTGGTCACATATACCTTTTGTACAAACGACTTCAGGTCGGTAATATTGAGGCGTTTGAATGATACCGCGTCCAGGGGCTTGCCATTGCCGTACAACTTAGTTAAATAAACCCTCTCATCCTCCAGAAAACGGTAGTGGTCGGAAAACTCAACTTTGCCGCCTTTTCCAGTACCCAGGCCAAAGAAGTACCGCTTGCCCAGACCTATGATAGCCTCATTCTGGGGCACATGTACGGACTGAATGACTCGAGTCGGGAATGGGAATATATTATTTACCCACACGCCGTTAACCATCACGGTGGTGGCAGGCATCAGCTTAGTAAAGTAATCAATTGGGTTAACAAGGAATAGCACTTCGCTGACGGCACGTGCCAAACCGTTGGAGCCGGTAGCCAGCCCAGCAATCAACGCGCCATAAGTTTCCGGAGTAATCTCAGCCAGAGGTACTAACGCAAGTAAAGGATAACCAGACATCGGGTCCAGAGAGCCAGCTGGATTCCGTCTCATGCCAATAGGCTCATCAATGCCGATACCATCAATGATTGCCTTCTCTAAACCATTTGCAATTGCTTCAGCCAGGATGGCCCTTACATAACGGTCCAGCCATTCAGGCCCGATCTCCAGCATGGCCTTATTGACTGGTATAAAGGCAGACAGTTTCTTCTGGCTTAGATCAACTACATCAAAACCCGCAGCCAGTTCTTTCACGATTTCATCTGTGAGTTTACCCCAGGTAGCCATAAAGCGGCCGTCAATGGTACTGACCAGAATATTAACGAGGATGCCGGTATTCTGAAAGTTGACAGCATCAAGCAGGGGATGGCTCTCAAGAATATCCTCAAAGATCGCGTCAATAACAGTTTTCGGCAGAGTCTCGTCAATTAGTGTGATAGCCTGCTGCGGATTATCGGACCTCATGGCCTCCCGGAGATTTTCATAGTATTTGGTTTCCTGACTGGTCAGGGTCCGGGCACCACGGCCAGCAAGCACAGTATTGTCCGCAGCCTGTACCAACCCCTGGGCTTCAGCCATGACGGCTTCATGCAACATATCGGTATACTCGGTAAACGCTTGGGAAAATGCCTCTTCGTTGCCGTCCTTGATGGCTTGGTTTATTTTTACCATGATTTCGGCTTTTTTCTGGTTTAAAGCATCAGGGTTAGGCATTGCAAACACCTGCAGGTCAAACTTAAACTTATCTTTCAACTCATTCTCCTCCTTCTTTTGGGCGGAATAGCGCCGCCATTAAATTTACAACTTTGTTTTCCTGGTGTTCCGGTTCTGGATCGGGCCCGGGCTCAGGTTCAGAAGCCGGTTCTGCAGGGGGACCCTGTTTTACCACTGACTCCTCCTCAACCAACTGCCTCAGCTGCGCTGCCAGGCTTTTATTAAACTCAATATGCTGTGATATTGATAGATTTGCCTTTTGCAGCATATCTTTGGCTTGGGTCAGGTCGGCATCCTTCTCAGCGTATTCATCGGCCAGGCCATACCCTATACACTGTTCAGCAGTCAGCCAGGTTTCAGCTGCCATCATCTCAATTAGATTTTCCTCAGTCAGCTTATCCCCAGCCTTTTGCAGGAACGCCTGCCGGTTGGCCTCCATGATTACATCCAGATCATCAGCCGCTTTCCTCATTTCCCGGGCATTGCCTATAACGATATTCCATGCATCATGAATCATCATCATGGTGTTCCTGGGCATTACTACTTTATCTCCAGCCATTGCTATGACTGCAGCCACAGAGCAAGCAAATCCATCGACATAAACAGTCTTTTGGGCAAGATGTCGTTTTAGCTGGTTATAGATTGCGGTCCCCTCAAACACGCTGCCGCCGTAGCTGTTTATGTAGATATTGATTTGCGATATATCGCCATGTTTAGCCAGTTCACTACGAAAATGGTTGGCTGAGGTTTCGCTTTCAATCAGTTCCCCTGTCCACCAATCCCGACTGTCGGGCTCAACATTGCCGTAAATATACAGTTCGAGAGTCCCCGGGATTGCAGACTGTTTTATTTCCCACATTCTTTTTTTATCCTTCAATCTGTCTCACCTCCTTTAATGGCCGTTTCTATGGGCTCATAGTTCTTGGTCATCCACCTGGCTTTTGACCAGTCCGTATCAAGTGGTTCCATCCCCATATTTTCGAGACAATCATCAATACTATAGGCCCCGATCCGGAGCAATACATCAAAAGCATTGGCCACGTCTTTTATATCAACCACCCTGATCCGACTGGTGTCCAACTTCATAAAGGTCCGTTCCAGGTATGCCTTTTTACCGTACATTTTGCGATTAATCTCATCGTTTAGCGTTTCGGCTAAAGGATTAACACAAAATGTCAGCAAATCGGTTACTGCCTTGCTGGTATCAGCTACTGCGCCTTTGAGCAGTTGCGGCGGCATCTGGAATGCTATGGCTACAAAATCAAAGATATCATCAATAAAGGCACGGATATCCCGCCCTTCGGGTCCACCTTTTACTCCGATATTACTGGACAGTTCAGTGTATTTCATGCCGTTTGCCAGCGGTAATACTGCCCCGCCTTCAGCTTCAAAAAATCTTTTAAATCGGTCTGATAGCAGTTTTTCTAAATCCTGCTGTGCTTTTTCTGTCTGAGGATAGTTTGTCGGTATTTCCAGCCATCCCCGCCGGGCATTGTTTTTCTTATAGTGCGCCTGGCCGGCCGTAATGAGTTTTGCGTAGGATTGATACAGCCCATCTATAACGGTTTTTATCTTCTCGTTATGCAGCTCAAAATGAAATACTTGGGATTCTGAGCAAATAGTTTTTAGCTGATAGTTAGCCACAACTATGTTTTTGTAGATATTTTCCTTTAGG